TAGCTGCTTTGGCTGAGTTTTTAACTAGATCAGTATTAACAGTTGCTACAGACATGGAATACATAGCTAAGTAAGGGCCAAAACTTATAAGTTCCTTACCAAATTCAGCAAGACTATTGTCACCTGTTATTTTGGCTACTAAACCACCAGTATTTGGAATTTCTTCTGCTAATTTGACTAACTCCATAGCTGCTTTGGCTGAGTTTTTAACTAGATCAGTATCAACAGTTGCTACAGACATGGAATACATAGCTAAACTAGGACCAAACAAAGCAGCTTCTTTACCAAATTCAGCAAGACTATTGTCACCTGTTATTTTGGCTACTAAACCACCAGTATTAGGAATTTCTTCTGCTAATTTGACTAACTCCATAGCTGCTTTGGCTGAGTTTTTAACTAGATCAGTATTAACAGTTGCTACAGACATGGAATACATAGCTAAGTAAGGGCCAAAACTTATAAGTTCCTTACCAAAATCTGTTAAACTATTGTCACCTGTTATACATGCAACAAGTCCGCCTTTATTTGGAATTTCCGAAGCCATTTCAGCTAATATTTTAGTTGCTTGCGCTACTTTCTTTATTTGATCTCCATTTATACCAGCAGTTGTCGCCGCAAACGCTGCCAATGATATACCAAATGGAACTAATTCTTTACCGAAATCGGCTAATGATGAGCCCCCAGTAAGCCAAGAAGTAAGACCATCCAAAACCTTAGCCGCAGTTAATATGACAATCATCATGGCTAACGATTTGACACCTTCCATACATTTGGCGTCTATCATATTTGCTCCGAGTATAAAAGGTTGTAAACTCATCATAAACATAGATAAATCGTTTCCTATTTTTGTCAATCCTGATAAGTCTAAAGAATCCAATATTCCGGTAACTAAACCGCCTAAGAATCGGCCTATTCCTTGACCTAAAAGTTCGAGAATAGGTAATGATTTCTCTAAGAAAGTTTGCAGCATTGGGCAATATTCATTTAAAGCCCCTATTGCCACCATGAACGCGCCCATTATACCAACCAAACCTATCATAGCCGTTAAAGCCACAACGCCAATTATTGCTAACGGACCTAATAAACTAACGATCAATAATGAACTAGTCAACGCGTTCAACAATGTCGTTAATATAATTACGTTAGCCATAGCATTTTGCAAACCTTCCATTAAATATAGAACGCCAACAAACGCAACTAGTGGTACCGCCATGGCTAATAAAGCTAGCACGCCAAGTAACGCCGGAGCAATAAGTGATCCGATTAAAGTCAAAGGTATCAACATTAAAGTTAATGCTCCTGCTAATAAAGTCAGCGCCATAGCATTAGTTAATGCATTTTGCACATTATTCATTAAATATAGAATGCCGACAAATGCTAAAAGAGGGACGGCCATTGCTAACAATCCTAATGCGCCTTGTAAAGCACTAGCTACTGGTACTTTGCTAACTATAAACATAGCGGCAGAAACAGCTAATAATAATGCAGATAACGAAATAGCTGAACCCATTACACTTTCTACTTGTAATGTTGATAATAAAACAACAACGCCAGCTAATATTGCGACGACACCAACCATAATAATTAATGATGGCAAACTAGAATTTATGTTAGAAGCTAGCTTACACATTACGCCAAATGATGTCATCATGAATATCATTCCGGCCACTGCTGGGACTAATTTGCTTGTATCTATTAACGATAAAACAACAACTGCCGCGGCCATTACAGCAACGGCTACTGTAAGTGCAATAATGTTTTTCATGCTGTCTTGCGCATACTTTGTTACGTAAATAAGACCGACCATAAAAGATGTCAATATACCAACAGCAACTATACCTTTAACTAATGAACCGATATCTAATAAACTTAACACAACAGCAACAGCTGCCAATATTGCTATAGAAGCAGACATGGCTAAAAGGGTAGATGATATTTTAGCTGAATCTTTACCAGCTAATTTCGTTATGTATACTAATAATGCTATAACGCCAACCAACAAACCTATTCCAACAATACCTTTTGCCATTACACTAGGATCCATATGGCCCAATAATGACATAACTATGGTCATTATAAACATAGAAGCGGACATTGATAGTAACACAGTGCTCAATCGTTCCATTGTTCCATACCCAGCTAATTTCGTAATCAATGTTAACAATGCTATAATTCCAACAAATCCTAGCATAGCAACATAACCTTTAGCTAATTTTTGCGGATCCATATGACCTAAAATACCAATAACTACAGCCATTAGCAACATGGCTGCTGCAAATTGTATCATGGTTTTACCAACTGACTCAATGGCACCGCCAGACATTTTTGCTATTAATGTTAATAAAGCTATAATGCCTACAAATCCCATCATAGCAGCAAAGCCTTGTACTAGTGCTTTAGTTTCCAAACGTCCAAGCATTTTAATAACAATAGCCATTAATAGTATAGCGACTGACATTTTGACTAACATTTTTCCAAGTCCATCTATATTTTTTGCGGACTGTCCTTTAACTACTTTGCCAAACACTAAAATCACGCCGGCTATAGCAGTTGCTATTAGACCAACACCTATGAACCCTTGAATCGCTTGATCTTGATTCAATCCACCTAGCATTTTAACTGCTATCGCAATTAGAAGTATCGCGCCAGCAATTCCAATAAGCATAGCTAATAGACCTGATGATTCGAAAGTTTTTGACGCTGCATCTATTTTAGTTGAGCTTTTAGTACATACTTCAGTGATGACTACCAAAGCGGCTAACATGCCAACGACTGCGCCTAGTACACCTACTGCATCCCACAGTTTATCAGTATCTTGATGCGCTAAAACAATCAAAGCTGCTATTAAAATTGTTACTGATATCACTAAATCTTTTATAGCATCCATACGCATTTTAAACGCAAATGCTTTAAAAGTTTTGGCTAAACCTTTTAATGACTTAGCAATACCTTTTTGTGATGCTTTTATTACTCCGGCAACGGAATCAAATATTTTATTCAATCCATGCAATGGTTCGGAAATAAGTTCTATAAAATCAAAAGATTTTTTAATACCAACAAACATACCACCAGCTAATATGCCAGCTATAACGGTTCCGATATCTAAATTTTTGACTATGTTTATTATTTTTGAGCCGAGATCAGTTATGAAATCGTAAATCCATGATGCTCCATTTTTCAACCCATTAAATAAACCTGAAATAATATTTCCACCAATTTCAAAGAATTCGGTAGATGGAGAATGAATACCTAGAATGGCTTTTATCTTTTCAAGCAAAGTAGTGCCTAACCAAACGATTGCATCCCATGCTGAACTAGCTCCGGTTTTAAGTCCGTTGACCAAACCAGAAATAATGTTTTGTGCAATTTCGGAGTCTTTAATTGCTATTATCCACCCTTTTATACTACTGAATGCCGATTTTAAAAAACTAACAAAACCATCAAATACTTTTTGAGCTACACCGGATTCAATAATAGCATTTATCCAGTCTTTAACAGCTTTTACGGCAATTGTAATATAAGGGGTTAAAAACTTAATAGCTTTTGTTAATAGACTATTTTGCGAAACCCAATCGCTAAATTTAACAAGGACATCACCAACAGAAGCTGTAACATCCAAAATATCAAGATTAAATGCTCCCAATACATTTTGAGCTACTGTAAAAACAGTCTTAAAAGTGCCACCAGTTATCGATGTGATTAGTTTTATGATAGCAAATAAACCTTTAAATGTACGCTTTATCTTATCGGCCGTCTCATCGTTAACTTTTAGTTTCATCGATAACTTATGGAAAGCAGCTATAAGATTATACAAACTTTTTGCTCTTTGATTAGCAATTTTATTGTTATCGGTAGTTCCATGAAATACTTCGTCCCATGCATCTTTCACTGAATGCAACACTTTAACGAGACTTTTACCTATTGTCTTAAAAGAGTCAAATATAAGCCATCTACCATTGATATTGTCTATGTTAGCACTAAAATTAGAAACTGACATTCCAACTTTATCAGCTTCTTTTTTTAATTGTCTAAGAGATTTTATTTCCTTATCATTAAGACCAATATGCTTCAATTCAGCATCAGACATTTTAGTAAGAGCTTCCAAATTTTTTGATTGTGACTTTGCGGAATCTCCTTGCACCTTTGACGATTTATTCTTAGCTTCTGCATATTTGGTTTCATAACGAGTAGAATCACCTAATTTCTCATTTACCAAATTCTGCGCATGAGCCCAATCATAACCGGCCTTTGTAAGCTTATCAAATCTTTCTTGTCCGTTACCCCAGTCGCCTCTAATTATTTGGTTTACAATCTCACCATATTTTTCTAAACTTTTAGAAGCTTCCTTAACGCCATCCGCGGTTTTCTTTATATGCTTCGTTATAGCTGTAATTTCTTCACCTAGTTTTTTAAAACTTTTACCTAAAGCGCTTTTAAGCATTGCATTTCTAGCATTGGATATGTTATTAATAATTCCACTAAAGAAATCATTAAGAGGAGTAAATAAATCTTTTGCTTCTTCAAAGTCGCCTACTAATATTCTCCAAGTTTGTGACCAACCGGATTGAGCAGCTTCCTTTAAGGTGTCCATTAACTGTGAAAAAGTCTTAACTTTGGTAGCTGCGTCTTCAGCAGTATCGGCCATTTTTAAAGTTTCTAGAGCTTCCTTTTTAGTTATCTTTCCGGATTTAGCCATTTTTTCAGCTAACTTGTCGTAAGAAGCAGATCCATCTTTATTGGTTTCTACCGCTTTTTGAGCAGCTGTAATTTCTTTTTGAGTTACTCCGGTTAATTTTGCCAAGTATTCGGCAGCACCGGATTTTGTCATTTTGCCAAGAGTTTCGGTAAGTATTTTTGATGTTATCCAGCCTTTTTGCAAACTTTCTCTAAAAGATCCACTTTTCTTTATGATCTCATCTACTGCTACTCCATGTTCTTTAGCGGTTTTCTTTAAAGCATCTTGAAAAACTTGACCGCCCATACCAGCATTTTCTACTGATTTCCAGTCCATAAGCTGAACTTTACCGGCAGCAAGAGCCTGAGAAAGCTGATACATTGCAGTAGAAGCTTGCTGAGCGTTCGAACCTGATACCGCGGCAAGGTTAGCTATACCTTGTATTGATGATACTGATGTTTTCAACTTAACCCCGGCAGCTGTAAATGTACCTATGTTTCTAGTCATTTCAGTAAAATTATAGATAGTTTTATCAGCATATAGATTCAACTCATCGAGAGCTTTATTTACATCGCCTATTTTTGTTCCTTCTTTTTGGGTATTGGCCAAAATGGTTTGGACAGAATTTATCTGAGTTTCATATTCTTCGAAGCCAGATTTAACAGGATCGATGGTAAAAGCCGATACAAGTCTTTTACCAGCATTTACTGCCGAATTAGTTATATTAGCTAAGGCGGTAACGCCCATAACTTGTAATGCTGAAAATTTGGCTTTAACGGAGTCTAAACCAGAGCTAATAGAAGAAACATCAACGTTCTTTGCACTACGACCAACTTCTTCGAGCCCTTTGGATGCTCCAGACAGATTCAACTTTTGTTTAAATTTATCTAGAGTCGACATCGTTTGATTAACATTTGATTCAAATTGTTTATTGTCGAATCGCATTTCAACAACTCTTTCGTCTATTGTTTTGCTCATAATTTAGAGACCTCCTTCCAAGCATCTTCTGCGATTTTATCAAAAATAGGACGGATTGCAGGGTTGATGTAATCTTTTCCCTGAACCCATCCTCCGCCTTTAGTGGCATGTCCATATTGCAATATTATTGCTATATTAACTCCATTTTGAATATTTGAATTGCAAAATGAAATGGTCGCTGAGCCATTTTTATTCTCTATTTCGTAATACCATGATTCAGCAGTTTTTCCGGTATCATGAGGCGTTGCAGACGAAAGGGCTGCCACTCCCTCTTTACCATACTTGTCGAGAACGCCAAGGTGTGTAACCTCTTTTGCTCTTTCCAAAAATCTTGTTAATTTAGAGAAATCTCCCTTTTGTCTGAAACTAATCATTTTAAATACCTCTTTTAAAGAAGCTCATTAACTCTCTTCTGAACTGAAGCATAATCATATCCAGCGGCTTTTAGTTTCTTCTTACGTGCATCGCCATTTCCCCATTTACCATTGATTACTTCTTTGGCAATGACATCGATAGATTTTTTCGCTGTTTTCTTTTTGGTATCGGATTTCTTTGAAGTTGTTGACGTCTTAGCTGTTGATGCTTTAAGACCAACCGCTTCAATAAATCCTTTTGCGATTTTGCTAATGTTTTTATTAAATTTTTCAATGTCATCGGCATTGCTTATAAAGCAGCATTCTACAAGACGATAGTTCACGCCTCTAAATGCTGCGCGATTAGGATTTGCTAAATCGTTTCTATACGCAATTGATGCCGAACGCCCAGGAAACATGCCTGTAATAAATTTGGCAATATTTCTGTCATAGTTATCGGCCTTTAGACCTTCTTTGACAATAACATGTCCGCCTTTGGCAGAAGCAGAAGCACTGTCAAGATGCAGTTCACAAACAACAGCGCCTTTAGGAAATTTATAAGAAGAGATGCCATTATCTTCATACCAATTTCGGCTTGTATCCATTAAAACAACATTTGAACCACCAAGCTCTTTGATTTTTTTACCAAGAGCTCTAACTCGTTCTGCTTCACTGTAACCATTAGCGCATGCACCAGGATCGCCGGCGCCATGACCACAAATAATATAAAGTTTAGCCATATGCATCATCCTTTCGTGTTAAATTGCTTTCTTCGAGCAGCGTTTAAAGCTGCGTTACGACTCATTAGCGATTTTTTACTCATCTTCTTAGGGGGTTCATTCTTTATACTACAAACCTTGATTAATGTAATGAGTCTGTTTATATGCCATTTCTGGCATTCAAATGGGATGTTAAAAGAAATCATCCAATAATATATAAGTTCGGAAGTTATTATCTCTCTGCTCATTCCCCTGCCGCCTCTAGCTTTATCTTTTGAAAAAAATGTTGCGGTCATTGGGGATTCTATATACTTATTTATTTGTTCAACGTTTTCTTTGGTCAACGCATAATATATTTCTGGATCAACATTAGGTGTAATAGTCATACATCTTATGTAATCTATAGTTTCTTCATCAGTTTTCTTCGCATCTGTTAAGAAAGGTTTACACCATTTTGATTCCCATTTTGAAAGAGAGACGAGGGAATGCTCCAATTCCAACGTCTTTTCTTTTATGGAAACAAATTCTTCTTTTCTTTCGTCCCATAGTTCAGTCGCAGGTATTGTAATTCGAAGCATTCCTTATTCCTCCGTAATAATCTACTTTATTTATTAATTTGTCCTGGAATCTTTGGAGCCTGTTGCTTCTGTAGTTCTTTACTAAGATCCGCAGGAATAATACCATTGATGAATCTTGAAGCTTCATCAGCATTTTCAGCTAGTTCCATAAATAGAATTGAATATGCTTCAGTTTGAGAGAAGGCTTCTCTTAGCTCATCGCTCTTCACGAATCGTTTACCATCTGCACTCTTTTCGCCATAAGCTTTAAGAATGAGATCTTTAAATAATTTGATTAGCTGCGGAGCATCCTGGGCGGCAACGATCTTATTAATTGACTCTGCTAAGCCACCAACTGTGCTCATTTCCATTTCCATAATTTCTGCTTTGGTAAGATTGAATGAGAAGTCCTCGCTTCTTTCTACACCATTATAGTCTGTATATTTGATAGTTTTTGTTAACATTTTGGTTTCTCCTTTCGGTAATAAAAACAGGCCTCTCCCGTAAAGGAGAGACCTTAGATTAATAATTTTTAATAGATTAAATAAATCAGCCTGATACTACATTTTTGCCGATTAACGTAATGATTTCATTAGGCATAAGAAGAGTAGGTTCTTCATTTTCAGAACCAAATAGCTTATCTTCTAGAGACTTAAGCTTATTCTTAGCTTCTTCTGTTGTAAACTTGGTTGTATCGATAGTGACGCTAGCGGTTTTCTTATAACCAGTAATTTCTACTGGAGTTGTTGTAAGTTCCCAAGAGAATGTGATAGCTTCTGGACTGTCGTTAATTGTAGCGTATGCTTTCTCAGAAGGAGAAGCCTTAGCACCATAAATGATATGAATTTTATAACCATAATCGTTAGCCTCTGTGTCGTTACCTACAACGGTCTTATAAGCTAGGCCGAAAGTTTTACGATTCTGCTGACCAATAGTAACGCCAGTAGCAACTGAAGCAGAACCATCACATTCTGCGAATTCGTCAGGATATGTATAAGCTTCAACTGTAGCACCTAGTTCCTCTACGCTGTATAAGTTTAGATACTTAGTATCATCAGCATATAGTGGGCTTGCTTCCGCACCGGATGGACTTTCTGTGATACCTGTGATACCGTTCCACGCAACACCGTTGCCATATTTTTTACCATCATGAACATATAAGGCACAATTTTTGACACCAGTTTCGTAAAGATGTTCGCCTTCTTTGTCCCATACTAATTTAGACATAATATTTGTCCTCCTTTTAATAATATAATGTAAATACATCATGATTTAGATTGTCTGCCACATAATGTCTATCAAATCGCACATAAGGTAACTCAAACATTTTATCTATGATAGGATTATCTGGCTTCTTATCTATCACAATTATTTCATATGATTTTTTATTTGAATACACATTGCTGTTCGCAAATGTACTCTTTATGTTAGTTTTAGAGTATCGTATAGCAGGATACTCCATTTTGATTGTTTCAGGGGATTGATAATAAACATGATTACTTCCTAATAGCTCGATTAGCTTCGCATGCAATTTCAATCTATCAGCCATTATACAACCCCCCTATGGTTAAAATTATTCTAGGGTACTGGACTTCAACATCTGTGATTTTCCAATTAGAACCCATGAATGTAACATAACGCATATTGCCGAGATTCTTGGTGGCAAACGGATCTGCTAATATGCTGATACTATTAGACAAAGTAATGTTATCATTAACCCCTGATGAAGGCTGAAACTTTTTAGACCAATTTCTAATCGTTTCACCATAATAATCATGCTCTGTGATGCGATCATCTTCCCAAACGCCAGGTTCTGTTTCCATGGTTTCAGCAAAACCTATTTTTCCATACCATTTGCCCATTTTGAATCTCTCCTTTTATCAGCCTGATACTTCAGCTTCCGCAACTGGTTCTTCAAGAGCAATAGCTGAGAATGCTTTTGTTAATGCACCAGATAGTCTAGTTTCCATTAGATACTTATAGTTATTGAAGTCAATATCGAAATCTTCAAAGTTTGTGATTTCGCCACCCTTTGTGGAACCGATCTGATAGTCACTCATGTTTACAAATAGACCTAGAAGCTTCTTAGTTTTACCATCAGAAGTTGTACGTGTCTTACCTTCGAACTGTTCAACTGTCTTAATATCAGCTACATTTAATGCCGCTGCAAGATCAGACTTTGAATCATAAATTCTGCGGCCATTTAGGTCTCTAGCTAACAACATAACATTTAGAAGATGTGGTGTGCAATAGAAATCTAGACTACCACTACCCTTATACTTTTCACGAGCATAAAGAGCTGCAGTAATGATAGCTTCTGCGTAAACATAATTTTCGCCAAAATTAGCGGATGTATTAGAGCCCTGAAGTTCCTTCTTTGCTGCTGCAACATCAACATCAGCACGAATTGTGTATAGATCTTCATCTTTCCAAATAGAACGAATATGAGTTTCTTGAATCTTGCCTTCGTCGCCTTCTTCTCTGCCATCACCAATAAGAATAGCTTTAGCAATTTCTTCGTTCAATGCCATACGCATAATTTTGCGCTGATACTCTACTACATCGAAATCAGTGATATCAATAATATCATCTCTTTCTAGTTTATCCTTAACATAAACTGTCTGAGGATCTGTAGTTCTGTTCAACAGCTTTAGATTAGCAATAAGCTGCTTTTCCTTAGTCTTTTTATAACCCATAGCTCTGATATCTTCTGCTCTAACATCAGCATGTCTTGTTCTGATTCTACTGATAGGACTTTTATGAGCTTTGCTTAGAACAGATTCAACCCATGTCTGGTCTCTAGTGAGCATCTCTGGAGCACCAGGATTTGTTAGTTCGTATTCTGGGAATAGAGTTTCAATACTATCAATACCATGCGCAAGATGATCTTCAGCATAAAGTTCTAGAGCTGACTGGAAACTACCAACATTCTTAGATTTGGCAAGTTCAATAATAGCTTCCTGATCGGCATGGGTTAGAACATTCTGTGATGTCTGCACATCGTTATCAAATACGTTATGTTTCATATCTTCATCGTCTCCTTCTTCATCATCTTCTAAATCTTCTGGTTCTACACCAGCATCCTGTAGTGCTTGACCGATCAATGCATATAGAACCTTAGTCTGTTCGTCATTGAAAGTGTCAAGAACGTCTTGAACTGTTTTTTCATCGCCCTTATCGTTAGACTCGGGAGTCTTATTTTTCTCTTCCTTCATTTCTTTTTCCTCCTTTTTAGCAGAACTATCTGAATGATAAAGCACTAATGCACTTTCGTCATAGTTCGCATATAATCCGTCTTCTTCGTCGTCGCCGTGAGCCATTACAAAATCAATGTAAGCTCCCGGATTAGCGCCTGCAAGAACTAAACTTAATTCTTTAATACTGCCATGAATAACGTCGCGTCCAATCTGTTTAAGCTTATTAGCATAAATAGATAAAGAACGAACGTCGCCATTTTTGACAAGTTCTTTGGCATGCTGCCCTGATTCTGTATCATTGAATTTGCAATAGGCATAAACGCCTTCATCTCTGTTTTGTAAAAGAGCGTGACCCAAAACAGCATCAGGGTTTGAATGATCGTGATTATATATTAATGGAACGGTTTCGCCATCATTTTCAATAAACGCATTCTTTCGAATGGTACGTCCATCTCCACATAATAGATCATTTCTGGTGGCCCAACCACTAAAATCATAATCCATTTTGATTTTTCCTCCTTATATATTAGAAATTTGTGTGTTTAATCCGGATATGTTTCTTCATTATCTGAAAATTCTGAATACTCATCGGAGTTTTCACCTTCACTAGGTTGACTAATGTTACTATTTACCAGTTCATCCGCTTTTGGATCATCTGATGGTTTCATACCGATTATTTGCCTAAATTCGTTTGAAGTTAGAATCTCATTTCTAGTGAATTTATCGGCCATATCAGCTATGTTATTTAAAGGAACAAGTTTGAAAGGATCTCTAAAAGCCACTATTGATTGACCTTGTGATCTGGCCGTTTTTGTTAGAAATTTTCGTTTCATTTCATCGATAATGGCTGATATTATCGGTTCAATTGTCCTATTATTATAGTTAAGCATTGTTTGTTCGTCGGCAGTTCCATCCAAAACAGATTGTGTTATTCCAAGCTGACTAAATAATTGATTAGTCAATGATTCTATTTGCGACAACAAATTATTTTCTACACTTCTATTAAGTTGAGTGATTTTTTCGGTACCGTCAGTGTAAGCTATGCCATATTTAGATCCGGATAATTGTTTTTCAATATCTTTTCGCCTATCTTCAGCTTGCTTTCTTCGAGCATCCGTTTTTATAACGTAAGGCAACTGAATTATCAAATCTAATTTACTAGAAGCCGTGTTTTCATCTGTCACATCCAATAAACTTAATTTTCTAATCAAACGCTGTAAAGTCGAATTCGGCTCATTCATTACGGAATAAAAAGGATTTTCAATAATCGCAACATTAGACTTCGCAAATATTAATTCTTCTTTGTTACCCGTCCTATCATTATATAATTTAACCTTCACATGAGATGGATACCAATCCACTATTTTGCCAGTTCTCAAAGATAATATATCATAGGAATTAGTTTCTTTAGGATCGGCGTTTGTATCTACTGGCACTATTGCCACACAACCTTCATCGAACATAGACATTACCACGTCTTGTATAAATGATCGACCTGTTTGATCTATATTGGCAGAAGTGTTTAAACACTCATTAAGCCCAGAATCAACGTCGGATAAATATCTACCCTCGTCATCCAATTTACAATGTTTTATTTCGATTGATGATATATCGATCGCTAATCTATTATAGACAGCCGTTATAATCGAACGATCATTGCCTCTTGCCAACCGTGGACGATCCGGTCTGTATGAATAACTAGAACCTATATCAGCTCTAGTAGTAGGACTTCTGTTTAAAAACGCATTCCAGGCGCGTTTAACTCTTGTACCTATGTTTATTTCCATTTTGATACTCCCACTAGATATTATTTACTAGATTTAGATTTAGATTTATTTTTCTTTATCGGCTTGCTTTCTTTTGTTGCAAACTTCTTATAACTAATCTGTTCTCTTCGATATCGTCTACCACCACTAGC